CCACCCCCCGGGGAGGCCCCGACCCTGGGGCCTCCCCACCAACCCCCTACCCAAACCGGAAGGAAGATCAATGAGACTCCGCAACCTCGCCGCCGCCGTCACCACAGCCGCGGCCCTCACACTAGCCGGCTGCTCAGCCGCCGACACCGCCTCCTGGAACATCAGCCAGGACAGTGACAACTTCAAGGTGACCCGCCGCATCACCTTCGTCAACGGCATCACCGACAAGTACCTCCTCACCATCGAGGGCCTGTGCTCCATCAAGGACAGCAAGGAGGACAACTCCAAGGGCCAGCTCGAGGTCACCTGCAAGGTCGGCGACAACCAGTTCAAGAAGCACTTCCTGGGCCTGTCCGACAACGTCACCTACGTGGTTGAGCAGACCGAGCCCGTCAAGGCCGACCCCTACCACTACAAGGTCGTCTACCGGCCGGAGACGGTCGTCCCGGACATTGACATCAAGACCAGCGGTAAGGAGGGCTGACCGTGAATCCTGATCGTTCACTCGGCCAGCGGGTCAGCGCCGCTGTTGCTTACGTCATTGCTGCCGCGACCGCGTTCGCTGTGTTCTCCCTCATCGTGTGGGGAATCGTGGCGATCTGGGTCAAGATCGGAGGAGCCTTCTCATGACCACCTGCCCATTCACCAACACGGCTGCACAGTTCGCGAAGGACGTGGCCGGCTGGTCCGTGCTCCCGCCACTGGAGGTCATCGGCTCCTGGCACGACGACCTGGCGGCTATCGCCCGGTCACTGTACGTCCTCGCCTTCTCTGAGGAGGGCTCAGTCCGACGCCGTCTCAATGAGCGGCACATCTCCAACCGTCTTGCGTCGATCACCGCCTTCGCGACCGTGTTCCTGGTGCAGCTCGGAGTCGAGGACCCGGCGGCCGCGTTCGTCGCCGAGTACGAGCGGGCCGCCGTCAAGCACCCGGGCATGACGTTGGATTGCGACGGGCCGACGGACGAAAACCGCTTCTACGCCCTGGCTGAGGAGGTGGGGGAGGTTGCCGCCTCCCTCACCTACGACAACGCCAACAGCACGGGTCACAACGCCGACACCATCGCCGAAGTCACTCAGGTAGGCGCACTCGCCCTCGCCTGGCTCGTGCGCTACCAGGAGGAGAGCAGCAATGCCTAGCCGCGACGACATCGAGACCGCTCTCGGGCACCTCGCCCTGTTCGCCTGCACCGGCTTGTGGTTCGGAGAGCCGGATGAGCTTCGCACCCTCGTCAACCACATCGCCGACCTGGAGGCCGAGGCTCGCGAGAAGGACGCATGGGAAGGCCGCTATCGGGCGCTCCTCGAAGAGGCTGAGGCCAGCCGGCCACGACAGATCGACGGCGGAGACGCATCACGCGGGGCCGCCAGCATGACCGTCGCGCTGGACGCTAACGGATACCCGTGGCTCTGTGACGAGGGCGGCTGGTGGCGGCTGGTCAAAGATGTCTTTCAGGGTAAGCGCAGCGAGCTTCACCCGCTCCTCGCTCCGTACACCATCGCCTATACCCCTACCCCGAAGGAGAACACCAATGAGTGACGAACTGACCACGAAGCAGATCATCGAGGGTATCGAGCGGAACCTCACCACCTGGGAGGAGGGGGAGGGCTACCGCAGCAGCTACGACTTCGACGCAGAACGCGCCCTGGTCAAAGACCTGCGCACCCTCCTCGAAATCACCAAGACAGCCCTGGAGAACGTCACCATCGACGTCCCCGGCCCCGGCGGGGTCACCCAGCGGTACACGGTCTCGGGCGTTGTCACCGTCGAGCCAACGGACATGGTCAGGATCGAGCCCATCACGTCACGCCCGGATGGGGGCGGCATGATTCGCGTAGATGTGCCCAACGAGCTCCTGCTGACGACCAGCGGGAAAGTCCACATCGCCACCGACCAGCCCTTCAACGTGAAGAACATCCCGCCAGCGAGGGGAGCCGTCCGTGAGTATCGCTGACCTGCCCACACCGCGGCCGGTGCTGGACTTCCCCGAGAACCGGAGGCACCTGCTCTTCCTGCTCGGGCGCGTGGGGCAGGCCATGGACGTGTCCCCGAAGATGGCCCGCACCTGCTGGCGTGACCTCGGCTGCCACGCTCACGGCCTCCTGGTAGGTGCCTGCGTGGGCACCGGGCGCGCCCCGTCATGGTGGCTGGAGGAGTCGGCCCGCCTGGACGCCCAGGTCCCAGGCCGGAACCTCCGCAGGCCACTGGCCTACGTCGCCCACCGTGTCGCAGACGTCCTGTCCGTCGACTCGCTCCGATCCGACTGGCTCTCCGAAATCACCCTCGCTGCCTACACGCAGTCAGGAGACCTGAAATGACCACCGCCAACCCCTACGAGATCGGTGTCGCCTACGTCGACGGCAATCCCCTCGCGCCCCTCGGTAAGGTCGAACGCTTCGACGTCGTCGAGGAGCCCGACTACCCGGGCCCATCCCGGTCCATCATGGAGAGGCTCTTCAAGGAGGAGACGCTCGCGCTCTCTGCCATGGCCTACTGCGAGGGCGGCTACGAGATCACCCGCTCCTACGACCATGAGCGCAATCTCGTAGCCATCACCATCGCCCCGTGTAGCAGGTGGCAACCGTGAACGCCCGCCGGGACGTCGCCGATACGACGGCAGACGATATCGCCGATGCCCTGAACATCCTCGCTGCCACCTGCACCTCAGGGAACTGCGTCTACCGGGTGAACGACCTGGAGGTCCGGTCCTCCCGGGATTTCTTCACCGGCAGGGTGGACATGACCATCCGGGCGAGGTTCCTCCCAGGTCCGGCCATGGATCACCTGTCTGTGGGTCTCCTATGACCGGTGACAGTGGGCCGCTGGTGGACACGCAGGCCGCGATCCTCGCCGCCGGGGTCTCCAAGCGCACCCTGCACCGCAGGGTCGCCGCCGGGCACCTCCAGCCCGCCGGCCGGGACCGAAGAGGCCGCACCCTCTACCGGCTCAGCGACGTCCTCGCGACACTCCCCAACACCAGTGGACAAACACTGGACACCAGTGGCACACTTAGGGCCAGTGGGACACCCCTACCCGATGCAGGGTAGGATGTGACCGCCACTCCTATCGGGGATTGGACCCTCCGGTATAGGGGT